TCGCGGCGTCTTCCTTCGCGAGCTCGCCGGCGATGGTCGCCTCGGTCGTCTCGCCCTCGCTGGCGGCGGCAGCCGCGGGGGTCGTCGTGGTCGTGGTCTCGCGGGTCTCGATGATGTCGGCCATGGTCTCTCAGGCGGCGGCGGCCGCCGGCGGGGCAGGGGGAGCGCCCGGGGGCGCGCCCATCGTGGGCGGGGGCATGGGAGGCGGCGCCGCGCCGGGCGGCGGCGGGGGCATCCCCGGTGGGAGCATCGGCGGCGCGCCGTTCGTGTTCGCCGCCTGCGCGTCGAGCTCGGTCTTCGCCTCGGTCATCCAGCGGCGGAAGAGATCGAGCCGGTCCTCGGGCAAGCCCTGGCGCTTCCACTTCAGGTACGCGAGCTGCACGCGCTTCAGGGCGTCGCCGAGGTCCATGAACGGCTCGGGGCCGGTGTACCGGCCGTGCGTCATGTCCATGATGATGTCCATGACGAGCGAGTAGGACGCGTTCTCGAAGGCGCTGAAGGCCTCGAGGTCGGGGAAATCGAGCAGGCGCATCGCGTCGCCCTTGTCGATCCATCCGGCGTTCGCCCACTCCTCGACCTGCTGCAGGCGCGCGGCCGGATCGTTCGCGAAGAGGTTCGTCGGGTAGAGCTTGAGCGTGTACTCGTCCTGCTCGAGGTGGACGTCCTTCCACTTGAGCGGCCGCATGAGGCTCTTGGTCCGCGCCTTCACGCCGTAGCTCGGGTTCTCCTCGCTGATCGCCTTCGCGAGCTCGAGCATCTGCTTCGCGAGGCCGAGGTACCAGTGCTGGTACTCCCTGGCCGCGACGCCGAAGCGCTCGGTCTCGATGTCGCCGAAGACGCGCAGGGCCTTGCCGGAGTTGAGGCCCGCGGGCTTCTGCGACTGCGCGAGGAGCTGCGAGATGCCGGTGATCTCGTACGCCTTCGAGACGAGCGCCCAGAGGTGCGAGTAGACCTCGGGCGGCACGGTGCTGCCGACGAGCAGCTGCGGCGGCGTGCCCGTGTAGCGGATCATGCTGCCGATGTCGTTGTCGATCTTGTTCGAGTTGACCTTCGAGCCGTTCTCGATGAGCCAGTGCCCCGCGGCGAGCAGGTGATGGCTCCGCTGAATCTTCGAGAGAAGGACGTTGATCTCGTACTGCAGGCCCCGGAGCTCCTGCCCGAGGCCGATGCCCCAGAAGCCGAGCAGCGGCCGCTGCCGGCGGAGCGGCAGGATCGGGAAGTAGGCCTTCTCGTACTCCTCGTCGACGAGCGTCGCGTTCGAGATGCAGATGACGTGGCGGCCGTCGCCGGCGCCCGGATGGCTCGGCAGGTGCCACGCCTCGAGGACGAGGACCTGGTCGGCCGTCGACTCCCACATCCCGTCGTCGGCCGGCTCGCCCTCGCCGTCGCGCGCGGCGGTCTGGATCTCGTGCCGGAACTCCGGGAACTTCCCCGCGAGCACGGTGCGGTCGACCCATTTTCGCTGGTAGAGGTTCGGGGGCGAGCCGTAGCGAGACTCGGCGTCGTCGACCAGGATCTCCCACGGCAGGATCCGCTCGACCTTGATGTGCGCCTTCTCGTCCTTGCCCTCGATGAAGAGCTTGACGAACCCCGTGCCGAAGACCGCGGTATCGAGGACGACGAGCGGCGCCTGGTCGTAAATCTCGGCCTCGTAGAACTGCCCATCGACGAAGCGCTCGAGCTGCTCGGCGCGCTGCTGCAGCTCCCAGTCGCCGCCGCTCGTGAGGAACGTGACCTTCGGCCGATCCTTCGTGATCTTGGCCTGGTAGGCGTCGCAGCAGCTCTTGACGATGTTGAGCGCGAGCCGCGAGCTCGGCGCCTGGGCGGCCCTGGCGTACGCAGCCGGGCCGAGCCCCGACATGGGGAAGTTGCCGTACATCCGGGCGTAAGTGAGCCAGCCCGTCCGGCGGTCCTCGAGGGCGTTCCAGATGCGGGCCGCGATGGTGCAGACGGCGCGGAAGCGGTCGTTCTCCGACTCCTTCGTCCACCACTGGACGTTGGAGAACCCGACGCTCGTGACGGCGGCGACCACTCAGCCTCCGGCGCTCGCGAAGAGGATGTCGCCCTCGGGCACGACAAGCCTTCGGCCCTTGCCGCCGCCGCCCGCTTCGGCGCTCGGCGCGGGCGTCTCGTCGGTTGCCGTCGCCGGCGCGCGCTCGGGCCCGAGGATGATCGTCACCTCCTCGAGCTCGAGCTGGATGCAGTTCATCTTGCGCATCCAGTCGCCGAGCTCGCGCAGGCGCTCGATCGTGGTGACTGCCGGAGGCTTCGCCTTCTTCGGCGCGGTCTTCTTCTTCGTCACTCGTACTCCGGGTCGTAGCGGCTCGAGTCGAGCTCGAGCCTGTCGTCTTCGAGGCGCTTGCAGACGGCCGCCTCGTGCGCGCGCACCTCCTCGAGGAAGAGCTCGTGCGCGGTCTTCAGGGCCTTCCTGGCGGCGGCCGCCTCCTTGGGCGTCTCGCCGTAGGCGCGGCAGGCGCGCCAGCCGTAGAGCGTGGCGTCCGCCTCGTGATCGCTGAAGCCCTCGGCGGGCTTCATGCGCGTCTCGTCCCACGGGAGCTCGCGCCATTCCTTGATGAGGCCGGGGCATCCGCCCCGAACGAGGAGGAGGCGTCGACGCGCGAGCTCGCCGTTCAGGAGGTCGATGAACCCGCGCTTGTCTTTCTTCTGCGCGGGCTTGATCGGCAGGTGGAAGCGGACGCGCATCTCCTGGACGAAGGCCTTCCCCAGGCCGCCGACGTCGCCGACGATGTCGACGAAGTCGTACACCTTGCCGAGCTCGCGCACGTGCTCGGCCGCCTCGCCCGGCGAGAGCTCGGCGATGGCCTCGGAGAAGACGACCCACACGCGTGGATCGTTCTCGCGCCAGCCGAGGACGGTGAACGCCGTCGACGCGGTGACGCCGAAGTCGAGGGCGAGGAGGAAGTGGTCGAGGTCGTCGGGCGCGGCGTCGACGATGTTCGCGGCGGAGTCGAACGAGCCGTAGACGAGGCCGCTCGAGTCGGCGATCCAGATGCCTTCCTCGAGCTGCCGGCGCGTCTCCGGATCGAGCGCCGCGAGCGAGGTGCGGTAGCTCTCGTCGACGTGCGGGTTGTCCTCGAGGCGCGCGGGCACGAAGGCGCGAGGCCCGCGGGTCTCCTCGTCGATGAAGCGCTGCTTTACCCAGTGGTGGCCGATGCCGCCGGGGTTGCCGGTCGCGCGTGCGCGGAGCGGGAGCTGCGTCGCGAGCGTCTTCGACTGGCGCAGGCGCGAGAGGAGGTAGGTGTACCAGAGCTCGGGAAACTGCGTGAGCTCGTCGAACCCGATGAACTGGAGCTCGGCGCCCTGGTAGCGGAAGCGGTCGCGGCTCCTGTCGAGGTACCCGAACGTCAGCGTTGCGCCGCTCGGGAACTGGAAGGTGTTCGTGTGCTCGTCGAAGGGGACGCCCTTGGTCGAGAGCCACTCGTGCGCGCGATCGAGGATGGCGCCAGGAAGCTCCTGGTCGGTCATCTTCCTGCGGATGATGAGCGCGGCGTACCCAGGTACGTGCGCGTATTGCAGGGCCGCCATGAGGAGCGCCGACGTCTTGCCGCCGGCGACCGCGCCGCCGTAGAACGCCTCGAACGCGTCGAGCTCGAGGAACTCCTTCTGTTTCGGCGACGGCTTCTGCGGGATGTAAAACCAGGGGTCCGTCTTCCCCTTGCGACGCTCGAGCTCCGCGCGGACCTTGTCGAGGTCCTCGAGAAGCTCCTTCTGCGGCTTCACTTCGGCGCGCGGCGCCTACGGAGCTTCTGCGCGAGCTCGGCGCCCTCCGCGTCCTCGAGCGGGAAGGGAATCATGTCCTTCACGTTCGAGAGCGGGACGAGGACGGATGCGTCAACTGTCCCCGTCGCGCGGACGTGGACGGTGTGGCCGCCGTCGTAGTGCATCTCGAACCCGTTCTCGGCGAGGAAGTAGGTGGCGGTATCGCCGCCGCGGACGCCCGGCTTGTGCACGGCGTCCCTGGTGAAGAGCTGCTTCAGCTTCATGAATCCTCTCGGCTGGTGATCTGGACGTGCTTCGGCCATCGCGGCCCGATGCGGCGATTGCCGCTGCCGACGTGGTCGGCGAGGCGTGGGGCGCTCCGGCGCGAGCGCGGGCCGTAGAGCGGCTCGAGGCCGAGGATCTCCCGGATGGCGTTCACCATCCGCCGCTCGGGGCTCATCGGAGGACCTGCTCGACGAGGTCGGGGAAGAAGACCGCGGCCGGGCAGTAGGTCCAGCCCGCGGGCAGCGCGATCGGATGGTGCGTCTTGTGCGTGAACGCGGTCGGCGCCGCGAGGTACGGGCGCACGAGCGCGCGCGCGATGCCGATGCGGCGAAAGTCCTGCTTCACGTAGACGTAGTGGACGACTTGCGGCCCGGTGACGGCGTAGCCGAGAATCAGGCGGGGCTCGTCGGGCGCGCAGGCGACGAGGACGTTCGCGTGCTCGAGCAGGTGCTGGATGATCCGCCGCTGCTGGCGCGGGTAGGCGGCGCCGGCGTCGCGCGCGAGCGCCTGCTGGCGGTAGCTCTGCACCCAGGAGGCGATGACGAAACCGAGATCGTCCTCCTCGGCGGGCCGGAGGACGTAGAGCTGTTCACCGCCGGCGTCGGCCGCGGGGTTCTTGGGGCTGTCCGTCATCGTCCTTCTTCGTGACCACGAGCTCGGGGCCGGGGAGCGCCGCCGGCGGCGCGGCCGCGGCGGCCGCGGCGAGAGACTTCTCGACATCGCCGACGAGCTTCTTCGCCAGGCGCTCGAGGTCCTCGTCGCTCATCTGCGTGAGCTGGCGCACCGTGACGTCGGTCTTTCGTGGCGCGCGCGCGCCGACGAGCTCGACGAGCGTGCGCGCGGCCGAGATGGCGTTCTTGCGGTCGCCGTCCTCGACGGCCGCGAAGAGAAGCTTCTCGAGCACGACGGTGACCACGGCGGCGGTCCTCGTCGGATCTCCCATCTCCTCTTTCACGATGCGGCTCGCCGCGGCGCTGGCGTACTCGACGACGTCGAGCGACACGTCCCACGCCTCGGCGAGCTCGCGGCTCGTCTTGCCCGTGCGCCACTTCATCTCGCGCATCAGGCCCGCGATGTGGTC